ATGTGCTCGACGGCGAACTGGCCGAAGTTCTTGTAGCCGTAGGTGATGTGCGCCTCGCCTTCCTGGAGGCGTCGTAGCTCTGTGCAGAGCAGCAGCGTCGCGCGTCTCGCGGTCCGCCAGTGGCGTTTCGCGCTTCGCATGATTGGCCGTGCCTCGGCTTTCGCGAGGCGTGGTTCGATGACTTCGATTTGGGTTTCCATACCCTCAAGGGTAGCACCTCACTTTCCATATGGAATCCGGCTGGAAGGCGTCTGGCTACCATGTGATCCGCATGTCCCCTTGTGCGGCCTTGAACTTGTCCCGGAGGTCGGTCAGCGCCTCATCGACGGTCAGGAGTCCGCGCTCGACATCTTCCAGCGCCCCCTGGCCGTCCGCCTGGCCGTCGGCGTAACCCTCGGCGTAGCCGTCGTCCCAGCGCCCCACGTTCCGCCATGCCTCGTCCTCAAGCCGCTCGATGGTTTCTTTCAACTCGGCGACGGTCGGGTCGTCGTCGCTCATCGCTGGCGCTCCAGGTCGCGCAAACCCCCGCGCTTACGCGGACGTGGCGTTCGCGCTCTCGCGATCATCTCGTCCAGGTCCTTGCGGTCGATTCTGAGCTTGTTCGCGATCTTCGCGGCGGGCAGCTCACCCTCGCGGATCAGACGGTAGATCGGCTTTGGTGACGTGAACCCCAGGGCATCAGCGGCTTGTCGAGGTGTCATCAGGCTGCTTCGGGGCACGTAAGGATTCTTGCTGCTCTGTCAACAGTGCACACGACGTGAGCTAGTGACAGTGAGTGCGGTGAATGCAATGGGTTCCAGGACAACGGCTGCCGGGGCATACCGCCCCCCCTACACAAGGGAGAGCAGCACGCCGATGCAACGGGACTCAGGAATCCGTCAGCCGTCAGCACAGAGACTCGAAGGTGCCCAGGTCATGCTTTACCACCTGCGCCGCTTTCGCTTCACGCGCTCGTCTCTGCCGCCCCGCGCGAACGCACACGAACGGGATCAGTCTGGGAAACCTTGCGCCGCCTGCTCCCGCTGCCCGAGAGCTTCACACCATTGGCATCTGGGCCCGACAGGAAGGGCCCCCTAGTAGCTCACGCCGAGCGCTTTGCTACGTTCTAGCCGTCCGACCGAGGAGCCAACTTCGTAGGACGGGAGACGGCCGCTGTAGGCGCAAGCCTTGGCGGTCGTTTTCGTTTGTCGTCTACCGGTGGGTGTAGTGTCCGACCTCGATATGTTGCGCTTGAGGCCCGGCCGAACGCTGGGCCTCAGTCTTGAGGTCTACCGCACAATCCGGACACATCGGCGAATGGATTTTCACTAGTACACATCGCGCGCTACGCGAGGTGCCGGGGCGGACGCCCCGGACGCCGGAGCGGACGACCCTTGCGCTCCGCGTCACGCGGCTGGGCGTCATCGAGCGCGCGGCGGAGCAGATTCGTCGCGGCGAGCAGCGGCAACGGCTCACGGGTGTACGCCGCCTCCCAGATCGCGCGGAACTCGGGGTCCGCGAGCAGCTCCAGCCACTGGTGTCGGCTGGTCCAGTCGTGATCGTGCGCGAGGTGACCGACCGCCAGCCGCCACGCGAGGTCGAACGGAACCCCGTGGCGACGCTGCCGGGCTAGAGACTCTCGAAGCTGGCGAGGGACCGACGGATGCCGCCACGGGTCGTCGGTCCAATAGATCCGTCCTTCCGGCAGAGTCTGGTCGAACTCGTCACGGAGTTCCGTTGCCATCCGGAGCGGTCCCTACGTCGTCGCTGCTGACACCAAGTCCGGTCCGGTAAACGTGGAGGCTCGGGCAGCCGGTCAGCGCCAAAATCGTCATCGCGCCGACCGGCGGCGGGGCGGTCGTCGCGAACGTCGAACCACCGGCGCTCACGAGATCGGGAGGACCTTCGAGAAGATCCTGCTCCGACCGGCTCAACCTGTACATCGCCTGATTGACGCAGGCGTTACCGAGGCACCACGTCTCCCACCCGGATAGCTGCGTCAGGTCGATCCGGCCGGGCGGCTGCACGTTCGAGGTGTCGTCCGGGACCGGCCACTGGAGGTACGCATCCACGTCAGCGCTCGCGCGGTCGAGGATCGCCTGGCACACGTCGTCGTCCACCCACTGCGCCAGCTCGTCAAGCACGAACTTGCCGTAAGCGCGAAGCTGCGCTGGTGTCGCATACGCGGTCACCGCTGCCGCTCCGGCTACTTCTTCGCGGTGGTCGTCGCCGCCTTCGTCTGCGCCGTCTGCGGACCGGCCGACGTGCCGGACACTGTGACGCCGCCGATGGGCGGTGCGTCGATGCCGGTCAGCGCAACGATGGCGTTCGTATGCGGTGATCCGAGTGTCGCTCGAACGCGGCCGACGACGAGCACCGCATCCGTAGTCAGCTCCGCCGAGCGATCCACGACGATTGTGGTGTCCATCCTTCTGAGCACGGTGACGAACCTCGGCGCGTACACCAGCGCGCTAGTCGTCGGGCTAGCCCCGGTCGTCAGGCCGATCTGCGAGGTGACATACATCGGCGGGAAACCAACGGGACGCGGCAGGCCAACGTTCGACTGCCCGGCCGTGTATTGCTTGATCAGGTCCAGCGCCGTGGTGACTCTCGGATGTGTCACGACCGCGTACGGGCCGGGGATGTGCTGCTCGGCCAAGGCTCCCATCGCTTCGATGAACGGGTCGTAGTTCGTCAGCGCTCCGCCGACCGCGATGGTTTGACCGGCGATCTTGAGCATGCCGTCGAACCCCTTCGGGGTCGTGGTCACGTCACCAGCGAGGCACTGGGCGTCGAACTTCAGACCGAGGATCGTGCCGAGGTTCGAGGTGACGACCTGGAGCAGCGACGGGTCCGAGTCATCGAACACCTCGGACGACCCGCGAGCCATCGCGGCGATCTTGACCGGCGTCATCTCGAACTCATCGAACGCGAGGTCCGTCGCGACGAACTCGTCAAGCTCGCTGTAGAAGTCCGCTTGCATGTCCGCCGTGAGCTGCGGCCAGGTGACAGTCTTGCGGCTCGTGGTGAACAGCCGGACGCCGCTCTGAAGCACGACCGAGTTGTCGCGCAAGAGATCCCAGAGGAACGTCTGGAGGTCCGGCGGTGTCACCTCGGCAGCGGTCGAGGTGGTGAGCGACCTCGACTCACCCTTCGGCGTGCCTCTCATCGCGCTCATCACCCGGTCCTCGACGCTCGCGTCCGGGTTCGCGTTTCTGGCCTCGACGGTCAGTCCGCCTGGGCGTGGTGTGGCCTGCTCCTCGGGCTCGGTGCCCGCTTCGGGTTCGTCGGGCACAGGTGCCTCCTGTTCGGGTTCGGGTTGACTGCGAAGCTCGGTGACTGCGGCAGGGTAGGCCGGGCTGACGACCACGCTCACGTCCTTCAGCGCGCGGATCTCCTCGACGTGGCGGACATCGCCGTCCCAGCGGTCGCGCGCCACGACCATCCGCCAGGACCCGTGCTGGAGATCTCCCCGGTCAACTGCTTCGAGCACGTCCTGGCGGCTCGCGGGTGGCTCACAGGACCAGTGCAGACCGTCGTCCCGGTCCTCCAGGCTGAGGGTCCCCGGATACCGGCCGAGCGGGATACCGGCGTGATCGACGCGGACCACGAGGTCGGAGAAGTCCGTGTCCCTGAGCGCGTGCCGCTCGATGATCTCTTTCCATCCGCCGAGGTCGGCCGACTCGACGCCGTACGGGACCACGCCTCGGAGCTTCCGGTCCTCGACGGTCAGCTCGGCGGCGGATCGCTCCTCAACCTCGCCAGGCTCCGGACGCGAGCGGTTCGAGGCGCACTGGCTCGCGAGCTTCTCCAACTTCGCGCGGGCGGCGGCGATCAGCTCCGGTGACGCCTTCACCTTGCCGACCATCGCGCGGGCGGCGCTCACGCCGTCGCAGTTGAGCGTCCCGTCGGGATCTCTGACCGGCAGGCTGTAACGCTGCTTCGGCGGACCGGCATCCGGACCTCGGTCGAGCACGCAGCTTTTGGCGTACTGCTCGTCGGTGAAGCGGCTCGCTGATCCGTCCCAGGTCACTGTCCGCCTCCGTTCGCGTTCGTTGCTTTGGTGCCTATCGCCAAGACCTGGTCGAGGTTCAGTGGGGTACTTTGCCCCGCCGGTGGAGTCGGCGGGTTGTCCTCGCGCGGCAGGTTCTCCAGCACGCGCACCTCCTCGCGGGTCATCCAGCCGGTCGCCGCGTTCAGCGCCAGGCTGTAAATCTGCGCTCGCGTCAAGCTGTCACCTCGAAGCAGTCCGTCCACCGCGAACTCGCAGTAGGTCGAGGCTGGTGAGAGATCGGGGTCGGCGGTGATCCCCGCCTCGATCAGCCGCAGGCGTGGCGCGAGCGCGTTCTGCACAAAGCTCGTGGACTCCGCCAGCGTCGTGGAATAGGTAAGAGAGCCGTGGCTCGGCCCATTGAGACGCGACGGCGGGATCGAGAAGATCCTGGCGATCTCGGCCAGGCTGAGGTTCTGCTGCGCGATGAACTCGGCGTCCGCGAGTGACATCGCCACGCTTTGCCATCCAATATCGCCGGTGATCACGGCTACCTTGCCCCTCTGCGCTGCTCCGCCTTGGCGCTCCTGCCACTGCGCCTTCAGCGAGTTCGCCTGGTCTTGCGCGCCAGGACCGGCGGTGACTGTCAGGATGCCGCTGGGGATCGCTCCGTTCGCCCACGTAGCGCTCGCGGCGGTGGTGAGCGTGTTCGCCAGCCCGAACGCCTCGGCGCACGCCTGGATCGGGCTGAGCCCACGGATGCCGTCGAACTGTGTCCAGCCTCGGCAGTGGATCACGTCGGCGGTGGTGAGGTTGTCAAACACCTCGCCCAACATGCCGTAATAGGTGTAAACCGGTTCGCCCTTCACGACCTTGATCATCACCCTGTCGGGTTGCAGCGCCTCCAGGCCAACGATCTGGTCGCCGTTGCGAATCTTGCCGATCAGACATTCGCCCCAGAGACTGAGGTGACTCATAAGTTGCGCTACGAGCTGCGGGGTGGTGACGCTCGGACCGGGGTGCGCGAGCAGGTCCGAGAGCCTGCCGGTCGTGACCTCCTGCCGGGAGCCGTCCGCGAGCTTGCGGTACACCTGGAGCGGGCACAGCAGGCTCGCATCCACCAAGATTTTGACGCAGGCATAGACAGCCGAGATCGAGGTCGCGCTCCGCTGGCCGACTGCCGCGTCGCCGACCGTCGTGTCGGGGAGCATCGAGGGCGGCAGCGACTCGGCGGTCAGATCCCGGTTCTCAGGCTCACCTCGGCGGCGGAAGAAACCCACCCTCCAATCTCTACACCACAATCCGCCAGGTGCGGGAAACGAGATTTGGGGCGGGCTACCGGGGGTTCCTGGCGTTCTGCGCCGCGCTCGCCGTGGACCTCGCTCCGTTTCAGCGCAAGATCGCGCGGGCGACGTTCGGGCCGGAGCGCGAGACGGTCGTGATCCTGCCGCGCGGGAACGCGAAGACGACCACCTGCGGGCTGCTCGCGCTTCACCACCTGGTGACCGTTCCCGGCGCTTCCGTGTCGCTCGGCGCGGCGTCACGTGAGCAGGCGTCAATCGCGTTTCAGGTGATGCGCACGGCGGCGGAGCACCCCGCGCTCGCGGGCTCGGTCGCAGTCCGGCATCTCCAGCTCCGGACGGAGCGCGGTGGCCTGCTGCGGGTCGTGTCCGGTCGTGGGGAGCGCGCCCACGGTCAGTCGGACTCGCTGATGCTCGGCGATGAGGTGTGGTGCTGGCCGGACTCCTCGCTGCTGGAGGCGTTCGAGACGGCGCTGATCAAATCGCCGGTCGCGAGGCTGGTGCTGATCTCCACGTCGGCCGGGATGCTCGACTGTCCGCTCGGGCACCTGCGGCAGCGGGCGCTGGCGGGCGACGCTAAGCGCCTCGGGGCTCACCTGGACGCCAGGGCTCCCGGCGGGCTGCGGTGGCTGGAGTGGTCGTTGCCGGACGGCGAGGAGGCGACCGTCGCGAACGTGGCCAGGTGCAACCCCGCTCCGTGGATCACCAGAGCGATGCTCGCCGAGCAGCGCGAGCGAGTCAGTCCGGTGGCCTGGGCCCAGTTTCACGCCTGCCAGTGGGGTGCCGGTGAGGGGTCGTGGCTGCCGGTCGGCGCGTGGCGAGCGTGCGAGGCGGACTACGTGGTCGAGGACGGCTCTGAGGTGATCCTGGGCGTGGACATCGGCGGGAGCCGCGCGGCGTCGGCGGTCGTGGCGGTGGACCGGGACCTGCGGGTCGCTGCCGTGGAGATCTTCGACGGGCGGGAGTCCGTGCTCGCCGCGTCTGAGGCGGTGGCGAGGCTGTCAGAACGCTTCGCGGTGGTCGAGTCGGCATATGACCCTTGGCGCTTTCAGAGCGAGGCCCTGAGGCTCTCGGCGGAGGGCGTAGGGGGTGTGCTCGTGGAGTTCCCCCAGTCGCACGCCAGGATGGTGCCCGCGTCCGAGCGCTTGGCGTCGGTGATCATCGAGCGCAAGCTCCAGCACTACGGCGACGCCCGGCTCGACGCTCACATCGCCGCCGCCGTCGCCAAGCCCACCGGCCGAGGCTGGCGGCTCGACAAGGTCGGCCGGGCGGATCAGATCGACGGAGCCATCGCTCTCTGCATGGCCGTCGAACGCGCAAGCGTCGAGGTGCCGGAGGTCAAAGTCCTCGCGTGGATCGCTTAGCACACGTCGTGCGTGAAAAGCGCAGGCTGAAGGCATTCACAGCTAGCTGGTCAAACAATCGGCGGCGGCGGGTGGTTGGGTGGTGTGAGGTGGAGCATCAGGCCGTCATGGCCTTGGCAGAGCGCTTCGGCCATGCGGGCGATGCGCTGGCGGCGGAGCAGTTCGTCGCGCACGTCGGCGAAGTCGGCGGCGATCTGGTCGGCTACGTCGTCTGGCATCAGGTCGTTGATGCTTTCGAGGTCGGCGGCGATGTCGTCCCAGACTCCGAGTAGTTCGCCGAGTGAGGCGTCAGGCAGCATGCACGGGCCCGTGTATGCGGTCAGCGATGGCGTGATGGGTTGGGCACAGTGCGACACCACGTCGTGGGTCGAACGTCTGGCTGTCGATCAGGCGGTCGAGGTGGTGCGCTTGCAGACCGGTGGTCACGTCGCATCTGACGCCATCGACCACGGCCTGGCAGCGTCCACCGGCGGCTAACAGAACCGCCTCACGAAACGCTGTCTGCTGCTTCGTGGTGCGACCGGGCGTGACGCGGCGGCGGTGTGAGTTCGGGTCGTGGGCGGCGCAGTAGGAAGCGTTCTCCACGAGCCGTGAGCAGGTGATGCACGGTCGGAGCGTCATCGGATGCGCTTCTTCGCCAGGTCGATGGCTTCTTCGCACTCGCGCTTCCACGTTTCGAGTGCCGGGACGCTGCGCTCGCTGATCGTCGCTTCGGTCACGAGCGCCGCGCGTTCGGTCATATGCGCCGGTTGGATGCCGGAGACGTGCACGTCAGCTCTGGGACCTTGCGGTGTGCGTAGCGCTTCGCCGTGCTCGGGCTTGATGGCGTGGCTCTCTGTGCCGTATTGCAAGTAGACGGCGGTCGGGTCGTCGTTCGTGACGCGACCTTCGAGGCGGTCGTCGCGGTGCTCGATCTCGTGCTTGAGCCAGCTCGCGCGGGTGCGGCCGGTGCGGCTTGGCGTCGCGGCGCGCGCTTCCTCGAACATGATGTCCTGGCCGGTCTGAGCGATCCGCCGGGCGGCTGAGCGGGTCGCCTGGTAGGTCGCTTCGGTCACCAAGCTGGTCAACGACTGGCCGACATATTTGACCTGGATGGGCATGCCTTGAGCATCCCACGAGTTCGGCGGCTCAGGTCAAACGAGATGGCGGCTTGCATGCTCCAGTCGCGTAAGCACTTCGAGATGATCTGGTCGCACGCAGCCTCGGTTCCCACAGATGTGATGTACGTCGTGGCCCTCGGGGATCGGACCGAACGCAAGCTCGAAGGCGACGCGGTGCGCGAGCGCGAGCCCGTTCCTGCGCTCAGGTTGGAACTTGTAGATCTGGCCGTAGCCGTACTTGGTCTTGGTCCCCTGCCACTCCCAACACCCGTCGCCGCGCTTGACCTTCGCGTCCCAGCGCTGACGGAGTGTGTCCGGCCGTGGTGGCTTGGGCCCTTCCAGCGCTCGGCGCTTCTCACGTCTGGCCCGCATCGCAGCGGCACGGCAACCCTTGCACCACGACTCCAGGCCGTCGCGGTTCCTCGGCTCGTGGGTGTACTCGCTCGCAGGCTTGACCTCGCCGCACTTGGTGCACCGCTTCTCGTGGGTACCAGGTGGGTACGTCCGCTTGGGCAGCGCAGGTGTGTCGAGGACATCGCGGAACCCCGGAAACCCCTGTCCTAGCTCACGATGCGCGCTTTCTGCGTGTCCTGGGGTGCCCTGGGCTACCCCGTCATTTGTCACTCGTAATGAAGGGGTCCGGGGTTCGAGTCCCCGCGTCGGCTCTAGGGATTCAGGCATTCGAGGCGCTCCGTGGGTACGTGGTGGGTACGTCCAGGTCGCGGGCGTCGCGGATCGCCTGCTCGGCGTCGATGCTCGGAGCGTCGCGTAGCTCCTCGATCACGTGGCTGTAGGTACCGAGGCATACGGCTGGGCTGTGTCCGAGCCAGGCTGCGACCTCGACCACGCTGCGTCCCTCGTGGAGCCACAGACTCGCCGCGCTATGTCTGAGGTCGTAGGGGCGGCTCAAGTCCAGGCTGAGCGCTTCGGCGGCTGGCTGGAAGATGCGCCGTCGCCAGTTCCGGTAATCGTGCTCGCGCCACATGCTGCCGGTCGCGGTCGGAAACACGAGCGCTGAGTCGGCCGGGCGTCCGCTCGCGAGTCGCCAGGCGTTCAGGTCGGCTTTGACGGGTGCCATCAGGCGGGCTGACCGGCGGTGTCCGGTCTTGGTGCCCTTGGCGGTGCCGTCGTCGTTTGAGCGCTCGACCAGGATCGTGCGCTCGCGGATGTCTGACCACCGGAGCGCGAGCGCCTCGCCTGGCCGTAGACCAACGTACGCCAGGACTGAGATCAGCGTCGCGTCTCGCATGCCGGTGGCGGCTCTGAGCGCCTCGACCTGCTGAGGTCCGACGGCGGTCACGCTGGGTTTGCGCTTCGCCCTGGGGAGCTTCACGGCGGCGGCGGGGTTGCCTTGGATCAGGCCCTGCTCGACCGCGCGGCTGAGGCACGACTGGAGGATCGCTTTCGCCCGGCGGATCGACTGCGGGCCGACGCCGTTGGTCCGGAGGTTGGAGAGGTGGGCGCTCACCACCGGCGGCGTGATTGCTCGTAGCTCGTAGCCGCCGAGCGCGGGGCCGATGTGCTTGTCCCAGCCGAGCGCGTAGCTCTGGCGCGTTGAGCGTT